TCGCCGCTTCGGTGTATGGCCCGGCCCGGGTGGAGATCGGGAGTGGCAAACATGGGGCCAGGATTCGCGGAGACGGCGCCGTGGTAGCCTATGCCGTCGAATCGGCCACCAAGTTTGGCCTCCTGCAAGAAGGACGGTATGACGTGGGAGGACAGCTCTACGACCTTGTGGGAAAGCACGACGATGACGACCTCTGCAAATCCTGGGGGCGGGATGGAATGCCCGACGCCCTGGAGCCGATCGCCGCCCGCTTTTTCTTCCGCCAATATGCGCCGATCCGAACCTATGAGGAGATGCGCGACGCCTGCGCCGCCGGCTACTCAGGTTGGTTTGGAACCACCAAGGCCTTGTGGTCCCGTCTGCCGGCCACCCGGGACGCCAATGGGTTTCTCAAGATCCAGGGGCGCACCGCTCATTCCTGGTCGGTGTGTGGCACGATCGACGACGGCCGCATCGTTGGCTTGGTCGAGGATAACAACCAATGGGGGCCGGATTGGGTGACTGGCCCAGAAGGCCCGTATCCAATCGGCGCCGGCCGTTGCCTGGTCACCCCCGAAACCTTCGAGGCCCAAATCGCCGCCGGCGAATGCTACGCCGTGGCCGAGTATACGGGCTTTCCTATTCTGGAGGAAGAACTCACGTGGATTACGCTTTGATTCTCCTCGTCGGCCTGCTGGCCGGCTCCAACCCGTGGGACACGCTCGCCGGCCCTTGCACCTGGGATACCCTGGGACCAGCGGTTACCACGCCTGCGCCGGCCCAGCTTGCCCCATCGCCGGCCGTTGCCCCGCCCACGCCATGCACGGGCCCCAATTGCCCGACTTGTCCGACATGCCCGGCCAACCAGCCGGTCCATCGTCGCTGGAGGTGGGCCCAATGACCGACCGAAGCAAGCAAGCCGGCCTCTACATCCTGGAACGCTTTGGCCTACCAACCCTGCTTTTGATCGGGGTGGCCTGGTGGGTGCGGAACGACGTTTTGCAGCCGCTCACTCAGACCCACATCAAGTTTGTCAGTGGCACAGCGGAGGCCGTGGGCAAGATCACCGAGGCCGAACGCTCCCAAGCCGCGGCCCTCGAACAGATGAGCCGTATCATGGTCGACCAAGCCCGTTGTCTGGAGGACCTCCAACGTACTGCCCGCCGGCCCGCCGTCAGCACGCAAACCACCACGGCCATCGGCCACGACCCGGGAACGTAAGCCCATCATGCTTGAGGCCCTATTGCTGCTACTTGGCCTGTTCGGGGCCGTCGGCTTGCTCGGCGGCCTACTTCGCGCCTCTTGCGGTGCTAAACGCTGCCAACAGACGGTTCGCAACCACAGCCGATGGCACCACCGCAACGCCCGGAGATAATCCTTTGCACCCCCGCCACGGGTCCTTCCTGCCGTTTCCATTTATTGACTGCAGCCGGACCAGACGGCCGGTTTAGTTGAGTTTCTTTTTTCCGATTTTCGCCGCTTGTTGGTCTCGCAGCCTATGACCTTCGATCCTCTCGAAGCCCACCTTGTTGACGACGTCCTCGGCTTGGCCGGCTCGCTTGAGTCCGCTGAAATGCCAAGTCCGCGGGCCCTCCGGCGCCAAGCCCGCCGCCGTGTGGCTCGCGTTGGCCAACAGGAATCCCTCCGCGACATCATCACCGCCCCGCCGGCCCCGGGCGAGTCGATCCACGTCGCCAGTGGCAGCAAGTTTGATTTCTGGACCTGGTGCCCGGTGATGCTCGACTGGATCGGCCAGGCCGAGTGCCTCTATTGTTCCACCTGGACCCTCAGCCGGCCCAACGCCGTCGAAATGCTCGAGCTTTGGGACGCCGGCCGCTTCGCCACGGCCAACTTTCTCACCGGGACCTACTTCAAGCGACGGGAAACGGCCGTTTATACGTTGCTGCTTGAGGGGATTATCGCCAGGGGTGGCCGCTTCCGGGCTATCCAGAACCACGCCAAGGTATTGCTCCTCAACAACCCAGCCCGCGGCCAGTGGATCACCGTGGAAGGGTCGGCCAACCTCACGGCCAACCCGCGATGGGAGCAATACGTGATCACCAACGACCGCGACCTCTGGGACTTCCACCGCGGATGGATGGACGAAATGCTTTCCCGCTAACCCCAGGTCACCCCATGCCAAAGACCACCGACGACCCGGCCCGAGGCACCGGCCGAACTACCGGCCTCATGTTGCAAGCCATGGCCAACGCCATTCTCAATCCCGACCAGGACGTCGAATTCGTCGACCACGCCCCGGCGTCCGTCGAAAGCGCGAGACTCCTTGAGTGGTGTCTCAAGGACCATGCCCGAGCACTCGGCCTGACGCTCCGCGTCCGCCGCATCGGCCAACGCCTCTTTGTCCGTTCCCCCATGTCCGAGATCCTTGGCCGCCCGATCAAATGAGCCCGAAGAAGCAGAAAGCAGCTCCGCCGCCCGACCGCCACCTGGTCCTTTTGATCGGCCGCCCTGGATCCGGCAAGGCCGACTATTGTAAGACCCTTGACGGTTACCAGGTCATCCCGGCCCGCGAGGGCGCCAGCCTGGCCGCATCCAAAAGGGAGCTTGCCGCGGCCATCGCGGCCAATGTCCCGCGACTGGTCATCAACCGGACCAACGCCCGCCGCCGCGACCGGGCCGCCTTCCTCGAACCGGCTCGCGTCGCCGGCTACAAAACCACGATTGTCTGGCTCAATGTGCCGCGGGACACGTGCGAACGGGTGGCCGCCCGTCGATCCAACGGAGCCCTACCAACTGCGGCCATCGCCCGCGCTATGGCCGCCTTTGAAGAGTCCTTTGACTATCCGATGCCATCGGAAGCCGACGAGCGTTACATCGTCGGCCCAGACCCGCACGCCAAGCCTGGCCAGGCCGCCGCGACGCCTGACCCGGCCGCCGGCCCCGCGGCGACGATCGCCGACAAGGTCCTCCTATTGTTGGTCTCCGGCGCCGGCGAAGCGTCGATCGCCGAGGGCCTGGCCAAGCTCGGCGTGCCGGCCGAAGAACGGCCCGCCATCCTGGCCGAGGCCCGCCGCCGGATCACTCTGGCCGCCGACTATCACCGCGACCACGAACTCGGCCAGGCCATTGTCCGGCTCAATGACTGCTACCGCCGGAGCCTGGCCGTGCAGGACGCGAAAACGGCCCTGGCGAGCCAGAAGGAGTTGAACAAGCTGATGGACCTCTACGCGAAGTCCGACGCCCCGCCGCCGGTCGAAGGCGAGAGCCAGGCCGCGGCCGAGCTGGCCGCGATCGGCCACCACTTGATCCCCCTCGGCCTAGCCCCGGCCGACTCGCCGCTTGAGGAACACGCCCGGTTAGCCGCCCTTCGGATCCTGGCCAGTTAGACAACGTGAAACGTAAGACGGCCCGCGATGCCTACGAACGCACCAAGCAGCGAGCCACTCGCCGCAGCGCCGATATCAGCCGCAGCGCGCGGGACATTGGCCCCATTCCGCCGATCCGCGACCTGGAGCGACGCATGGAGGCCACCCGCGACTTTGCCTTCATGGCCCGGACCTACTTTCCCCTGACCTATTCGCTCCCCTTCAGCCCCGACCATTACGAAGCCGCCAACGACCTCGAATATGCCATTCGCTACGGAGGGCTCAAAGCCTTTGCCATGCCCCGCGGAACCGGAAAAACGGCCCTTTGTGAAACTGCCTGTATTCGCTCGATCCTCCTCGGCCTGCACCTTTACATTTTCCTGATCGCCAACGCCGAGCCGGCCGCGCTCAAACTCCTGCACAACATCAAGACGGAGCTTTTTACCAACGACCTGCTTCTTGAGGACTGGCCCGAAGTCTGCTACCCCATCCGGTGCCTTGAGAGACAGTCCCGCCGGGCCGTCGGCCAACTCTACCGCGGCAATCCGACCTATATCGAATGGTCCGCCGAATCGATCAGCCTGCCCATGATCCCCGGCAGCCTGGCCAGCGGCGCCACGATCCAAGTGGCAGGCCTCACCGGCAACATCCGCGGGGCCACCCGGACCCTACCCGACGGCCGCCGGATCCGCCCGTCGCTCGTGATCGCCGACGATCCGCAGACCGACCAATCGGCCCGCAGCCCGGCCCAATGTGCCCAACGCATGGCGATCCTTAAGGGGGCGGTCCTCGGTCTGGCCGGCCCTGGCAAGCGGCCTAGCGTCATCGTGCCATGTACGATCGTCGAAAAGGACGACATGGCCGACCAGCTTCTCGACCGCAAGCAAAACCCAGACTGGCAAGGCCGGATCACCAAACTGGTGTACGCGTGGCCGACCCATGAACGCTTGTGGGACGAATACGCGCGGATTCGCGCCGAAAGCCTGATGAACGGGGGCGACGGCAGCGACGCCACCGAGTTCTACCGCCAGCATCGCGCCGAGATGGACGCCGGGGCCCGCGTCGCCTGGGAATCCCGCTACGACCCGGCGAGCGAGCTCTCCGCCCTCCAACACGCCTACAACCTCCGCCTGCGCGACCCGGTCACCTTTGCCGCCGAGTACCAAAACGAGCCGGTTCCCAAGGCGAACACAACGCCCCAACTCACCGCCGACCAGGTCATCGCCAAGGCCACCAACCGTAAACGGGGCGAGATCCCCTCCGACGCGTCGCGTCTGACCGCCTACATCGACGTCCAAGGCCAGCTCCTCTACTACGCCGTGTCCGCCTGGGCCGACGACTTCGAAGGCTACGCGATCGACTACGGCACCTGGCCCGATCAGCACCGCCCCTATTTCACCTTGGCCGACGCCCGCCGGCCGATCGGATCCGTGGTCAAACGGGCCACGCTCGAAGGTCAGATTTACGCCGCCCTAGAGGCCCTGGTCGGCCGCCTGGCCACGACCGATTACCGCCGCGAAGACGGGGCCGTCCTGCGTCTGGAACGCCTCATGATCGACGCGAATTGGGGCGAAATGACTGACTTGGTTTACCGTTTCTGCCGGCACAGCACCCACGCCGGCCTGTTGCTTCCCAGTCACGGCCAAGGGATCCGCCCCTCGAAACGTCCGCACGCCTGGCGCCGCAAAGCCAAGGGCGACCGCGTGGGGATCGGCTGGAAAATCCCGGCCCTGGCCAAGGATGCCAAAGGCCGGCACATCCTCTGCGATACCAACTATTGGAAGACTTTTTTCGCCCGCCGCCTCGCCACACCGATGGGCGAGCGCGGCTGTTTCTCCCTGTTCGCCGGCGACCACCGCTGCCTGGCCGACCACTTCACCGCCGAAGATCGCTCCCATGTCATCGAGGACGGGATCGAGGGCGACGAATGGCACGCCAAGCCAGGCCGGGATAACCATTGGTGGGACTGTTTCGTTGGGTCCGCCATCGCCGCAAGCGAGCGCGGCGTGACCCTCGCCGAACTCAAAGCCCCGCCCAAACCCCAACGCCGCCGCCGCAAAGTCTCTTACCTTTCCTAAAGGAGCCTGCCATGTCCAGAAAAGGACCCCCCAACATCAACCGCCCCGCTGTTGTCCACGTCCCGCCCGCCTGCCCGGCCTGTTCCTCGACCGAATACGAGGTCCTGCGCATCGCCAACGACGCCGACATCAACGGCATACGCGACGGGCACGTCTATAACCACATTGTTTGGCGTCGCGTAAGGTGCAAGGCCTGTGGCCAGCATTACACCATCGTAACCTACGAATTTCGTCCCACGATCGAGCTCCAACACGACCAGGCCGAGGCCCTCGACGACGCCGAGCCGTTTGACGAACCCCACGAAGACGACGAGGCCCTCGCCGATGACAACGACGAAGCCGAGCCGACCGACACACCGGCCCGTCCGGCCCGTACCAAGAAACCCAAGGCCAAAAAGTAGCGGCCCCACCGCTACATTCGATGGCCGACCCTTGAGCCGCGCCGCGGCCAACCAGTAGACTCCCCTCGTTACACTAGCTCGGGCCGAGTGCCCGCAAACCTTTGGTGGAGGCCGTGCGGGGCCGCACACCCCGCACGGCTTTTTTGTTGGTGCCATGGGATTGCCTGAAGACATCGCCGAACTCGAAGCCATCCTGGCCGCCGGCGCGCGCACGGTCCAAACCGACGGGACTCGCGTCGAGTACGACCTTGCCGAGGTCCGCCGCCGCCTGGCCCAACATCGCCGCCCGCCCGACCACCGCCGCCGGCCCCGGGCCTCTTCCATCGACCTGAGTGGATTCTGACCATGGCGGGAATTCTAGCCACCACCCGGCGACTCTTGAGCGGCCTGGCCCCAACCCGCTTTGGGTCGGACTACGACGCCACCGAGGACAAAAAACGCCGCCGCCCGCCCAAGGTCCAACTCCTGTCCGAGGACAAGCACCTCGACAGCACGGGCCGCAAAAAGCTGGTGGCCACGGCCCGCAACATCCACCGCAATTACGAAATTGCCGCCTGGATGATCCGGAAGCATTTGGACTATGTTTCCAGCTTCGAATTCCAGGCCAAGCAGAACGGCCAGGCGATCGACGACCAGCTCGAACGCTTGATGACCCGCTGGAGCAAGGCCGCCAACTTCGCCGCCGCGGGCCGCCACTCCCGCCGCCGCTTTACCCGCCTAGCCGAGGCCCGCCGCACGATCGACGGTGACTTCTTTACCCTAAAGCTGGCCCGCGGCCAGGTCCAGGGCATCGAGGGCGACCGGGTTCGCACGCCGCTTATGGGCGTCGTCCCCGACCATGTCCGCCCCGAGGACCTGGTGCACGGCATCCAAGTCGACAAAGCCGGCCGGGCTGTGGCCTATGCCCTCCACAACCGAAACACCGTGGGCGACGGCTTCACCTTCGACCGGCTGCTCCCTGCCCGCCATGTTGTGCCGCTGGCCTACTACGACCGCCTCGACCAAGTCCGCGGCATTAGCCCCTTGGCCTCGGCCATCAACCGGATGCAGGACACCTATGAGGCCCTCGATTATGCCCTGATCAAGGCCAAGGTGACGCAGCTTTTCGCCCTGGCGATCTTCTCCGAGCGCGACGACACAGCCGGCGAAGTGGTTGCCAGCGACGGCAGCCAGGATGCCGACGGCGACGGCACGGCCGACGAAGGAACCGAACGCTATTCGGTCGACTTTGGTCGCGGCCCGATCAAGTTGGAGCTCGACCCGGGCGACGACGCCAAGTTCCTCGAATCGGCCCATCCCTCCACGCAGTTCAAGGATTATTCCGAGCTGTGCATCGCGGTTGCCCTGCGGTCGCTGGACATCCCCTATACGTTCTTCGACTGCACGAAAGCGAACTACTCGGCGACCCGCCAGGACCTCTTGCTCTACGACCAATCGGCCCGCGAGAAACGCGAGGACATCAAGGAATGGCTCGATGCCCTGACCGCCTGGCGGATCGGCCTGTGGGTCCTCGATGGCGACCTGGTCCTTCCGCCCGGCCTCACCGTGGCCGATTTGTCGTGGGAATGGATCCATAAGGGCATTCCCTGGATCGACCCCCTCAAGGAAGTGAAGGCCGACGGGGAAGCCGTTTCCAAAGGGTTTACCTCGACGGTCCGCGTCTGCAAGCAGCACGGCACCGACGCCTACGAGCTGGTGGACGAGGAGGCCGACTACCAGGCTTACCGCCGGAAGAAACTAGGCCCCGCGGTTTCACCGCCCGCCGGCACGCCAGCCGGCTCCATTCCAGGAGGAGAAAATGCCCAAACCACCCCGTGAGATCTTGCGACGCAAGCCCGACCGCTTCCGCGCGACGCCCTCCCGCGGCATCCAGGGCACCAACGCCATCGACCGCGAAGGCGGCGACTATAGCGCCGGCATCATCCGCGGCATGGCCATTGTCAGCCGCGGCGAGGCCCTCGGCCACGAGCATTGGATCGATGCGGAGTTTCTGCGGCAGACCGCCGCCGCGATCCAAGGCACGCCAAGCGGCATCAAATCGCGTTTCACCCACCCGGGACTCTCGGCCGATGGGATGGGGAAGTTTCTCGGCCGTGTGAAGGCCGGTCGCATCGACGGCGACGTGGTCCGCGGCGACCTCCACCTTGCCCAGGCCGCCCGCGAAACTCCCGATGGCGACTTGGCCGGCTACGTGCTTGGCCTGGCTGAAGAGGATCCCACCGCCTTCGGCACCTCGATTGTCTTTTTGCGAGACATCGAGGCCGAAGAGGCCTTCATGACCAAACACGGGGCCAAGCTCGTCGAAGTCAACGACGGTTGGGGCGTGCGCGAGGTCTGGGACCTGTCGGAATTCAAGAGCCCCGACCCGAAGCACACCCGCGGCCGGTGGCACGTTCGCCTCCACGAACGCCTGGCCGACGACGTGGGCGACGACCCCGCCGCCAACCCCAACGGCCTCTTTCACCGTGGCCAGGAGATGGCCGCCGAGGCCGACGCACTCTTGTCCTACAGGCTTGGCCTCTCCAAGCAGTCCCCCGCACTTGTCGCGCTGGACGTCGACCCCGACCGGGTTTCCCAGTTCGTCCACCGCTTCCTTGACCACCACGGCCTCCAGATCGTTCCGAAAGGAGAAGGCATGTCCCAGGACACCGCCACGCCCACCGACCCGACCGACGCCCCCGCCGACCTGAAGCCGGAAGAGAAGCCGGCCGACCAAACCCCGGCCACCCCGCCCGCCGAGGACCCGCCGGCCAACCCTGAGGCGACCGAGCAGTCCGCCGACCCACGGGCCGAGGTCCGCCGCTACATGAACGCCTTCGGGCCCCAGGGTGCCGACTGGTACGCCGATGGCTTGAGCTTCGAAGCCGCCAAGGACAAACACCTTGAGCAGCTCGCGGCCGAGAACGCCCAACTCCGGCAGCGTCTGGCCGCCGTCGATCGCGGCGAGCAGGAGCCCGCCCAGTTCCAAAACGGCGAGCCCGACAAGAAGGTCGCCGGCCGGAAGACGTTCGCCAACCTCGGCGACAACCTGGCCGCCCTGGCCGCCTACAACGCCGAACACCTGCCCGGGGCCAAGTAAGCCCGCGACCCAATCCACCGCACCACCCACGTTTTAGGAACCACCCACAGCATCAGGAGTGTTTTAGATGGGATTGCCTACTCTCCTCGACATCGTCCGCATGAACGGCAGCGACGCCGCGGCCGGCCTGGTTGACGAAGCCTCCAAGGCCGTGCCGGAGGTCCGCCTTGGGGCGGCCCGCACGATCAAGGGACTGAACTATCCGCAAAAGGTCCGCACCGGCGTGCCGACCGTCAACTTTCGCAATGTGAACGAAGGCACGGCCGTGGCCGGCAGCACGTGGGAGCAACGCCTCGTTGAGTGCTACTTGCTCAATCCGCAGTTCGAGGTCGACAAGGCGGCCGCCGACGCCTACGAGGACGGCGCCGCGGCCTACCTGGCCGAAGAGGCCCTGGGGATCACCGAGGGAAGTATGCAGGCTCTCGGCAAGGCTTTTTTCTACGGCCCCCACGCCACCTTCGGGAAAGCCAAGGGCTTCCCCGGCCTCCTGCAGTGCCACGACGACATCAACATGGTGGTCGACGCCGGAGGGACTACCGACAACGTCGCCACGAGCGTTTGGCTTGTCCGTTGGGGACCGCTTGACGTGCGTTGGGTCTTGGGCCAGGGAGGCCGCGCCGAGGTGACCGACCCGGTTGAGTGCCGCCTGACCGACGCCGCCGGCAACCCTTTCACGGGCTTGCGGCAAGAACTCTACATGCGCCCAGGCCTGCAAGTCGGTTCGATCTACTCCGTATGTCGAATCAAGAAGCTCACGACCGACAAGGGCCTCACTGACGCGTTGATCTACGACGCCCTCGCCAAATTCCCGTCCGGGAAGGGCCCGAACGCGATCTATATGTCGCGTCGCAGTCTGTACCAGCTCCGAAAGAGCCGGACGGCGACCAATTCCACCGGCACGCCGGCGCCGATCCCCACCGATGTCGAAGGGGCCCCCAATGGCGACGGCACCAGCGCCGAACGGATTCCAATTTTCGTCACCGACTCGATCGTCAACACCGAAACCCTGGCCCTCTGATCGGCCGCCCTCCACCAGCCCGAGCTAGCCACGCTTCCACCTGCCCTCTCACAAGCGAGATCACCACCATGGACCGAACCAGTTTCAATGTGCAGGATGCCAGCCTGATCAAAACGGCGGCCCTGCCCAACGGCACCGCGTCGACCGAGACCGACGGCTTTGACCTCGGCGCGCTAACAGCCCGTTGAAAAAGTCCGCCAAGCCGGCCTTCCCAACGTGCGGGGCTGGCGCTAAACTGGTGGCGTCGCGTGAAGCGACGGT